ATCACCATCATTGAGCTGAGCCAGCAACACCTTCTGCTTTGTCAGCTCTGCAGTATAAGCCTCAATGCTGGAGATATTCTGAGCTATGCCACGCTCCAAACTGATGATATCCTTCTTGGCCTTTTCTACAGTCACAGAGCTGACTGACTTATACAACTGATACATCGACTCCTTCTGTCTCTCAACATCAGGAACGCCACCATTAGCCTGTAACTCCTTATATCTGCTGAGGATACAGCCCATTATGGTAGCTGCACTATTGGTAGAATGTGGCAGGTCAAACAGAACAAACAACGTCCTGCCTAACACTTCTGCCACAGCCTCCCCTTGATCATCATAGATAGTGTAATCAGCACAACCGCTCTCACGACAACTTGCATTCTGTCCACCAGCCAAAGTATAACCAAATGCTTTCTCTCTGGTGTAGCCATAATGCTCACCTCTGCTGGCATTGGCCCAGAATACAATCCTCAGTTTACCTTCAGGAGGCTGAGTTTCATCCCACCCTGAGTTATGGAAGTTCTTCAACCTGATGGCAATCTTATTTTCCTCTGCAAACTGCTTAAGCACTGGTCTCATTACATCCAATGCCTCAAGGCTGCCTAATGATTCTGCCCTTACATTATACATATCTTCAATACTCCCTCCTTCCACTACTGGTGCTTCCTGTGTTGGTGAAGCTGGCCGTTTTGCTCTCTCTGCAGCCCTTGCAAGTCTTCTAGCTTCCTGTTCTGCCAAAGCTCTTGCATTCTCATGACTGATAGCCATCTTCATATTGTCATCTATGGTATCGACAATCATGTCAAAGCTACCAAACTGCTCAATAACACGCCCAAGCTCACTGGCAGGAATGGCTATTCCTGTAATGCCCCCATAATCAACAATGGTTGCAGGCACTACTGGAATCCCTGCTTCCACCATGGCTGAATATTGATGATCCCTACCATATAACAGTATCCATCCTCCCCAGCCTTCCATACTCTGCATGGTTGGCTGTAGGGTTGGTGCCTCTGTTGGCACTGGATCACTTGCAAGAGATGTTGCCGTATCCATACTTATTGAATCTCCTGTACCATATGCAGAATCTACAGTAACTGTAGGTTCAGGTCTCAAGTTAGTGGCAGGAGTATGTCTGGGATACTCACTCTCACTCCTCCTCATACCACTATCCATAAACACTGTCCCTGGATTGCCTGTGCCATAGGAAAACCGATCAGAATATGTAGGACATGTCTCCAATCCTGATTGATGCCAGCCAAAGCGCAGGCCACAATTCCTACAAACTCTGTCCATTATTTCCCCTCCATCCCTGACATAACTACGTGCTTGTATGGGAGTTAGTGCTTCTGGGATGAACACTCCACTACCTATGAAGTGGCCACCTCCCATACTAAGTCTCTCATCAGGAGGAATACAGGAACCACTAAAATGCGCTCCCCTTCTCCTGCCACATGCAGCGCATTGTTCGTCAAATGCATCTCCATGACTTCTTCTATTAGTACTCAAGTTTCCTCCTTTCTACTTAGGAATCTTAATCCTGAACCGCTTCAAAGCAGCTTTCCAGTCAGCTTCCCTAAGTAGCATCTTGTGAGCTACTACACTAATGCACGGCTTTCTTCCTGCAGTTGTAACAATCTGCAGGCCTCTGTACATGATTTCATTCGCTTCAACTTGGACAACGACTGACCCTGTGGCATTCCATCCCTTCCACTTCATCACATCTTCCCTCTTAACGAAGCAATGGAAGCCAGTCTTATATGACTTAGATCCAGTCCCTGTCCTATAGTTGTATGGTGTAGACTCCTTCTTGGTCTCAGCTGTCAGTACCTTATTCATAGGTACTAAATATCTGCTGTCGAGACTCATGCAGGGAAATGCAGGATTCCCTTCATGGTTAACATTAAACACCTTATAAACCACTATCTTCTTCTTCAATCGTGGCTTATACTCTTTAGTGATCTTACTAAGACACATGCTGTCCTCCCTTCTACTTTTGGGGCTTAACCTTAAAGCGTTTCAAGGCAGCCTACCAATCAGCTTCCTTGAGCAACATCTTGTGAGCTATCACAGCTGGGCACAGTTTCTTCCCTCCAACTGTCCCAATTTGCAGTCCCCGGTACATAATCTCATTCACCTCAACCTGCACCGCAACACTGCTGCCTGCATAGAGATTAAGTCTTTTCCACACCATTGCATCCTTCTCATTGATGAAGCAATGAAAGCCGGATTTGTACTTCTTCCCACCAGGCATACGGATGCTTACTGCCTTTGCTGTTAATACCTTCCCTACTGGCACCCTGGTAGTACCGTTACCAAGTGCACAATAAGGAAACAGTGGCAACCCTTCACTGCTTACATTAAAACCCTTCCACACCTTCATCCTTCTCTTCAGGTATGGTTTATATTCCTTTGTAACCTTATTTAAGCACATATCAATAAATCCTCCCTCCTTGGTATAGTTAATCCAAGGTTCCACCCAACACCTCTTATTGCTAAGAGATGCAGGGTGAAATCCAAGATTACCCTTCTTCCTTTGTTGAAGCCTTCTCCCTCAACAGCCCTCTGATAATGTCCTCATCAAAGCCAGGATCACCATACATCTCCTTCACCAGGTTCATAGCCTCTTCCCTCTGAGGATCATCCCACAGCTCCCTGGCCTTCTCCTCACTCACCCCCTCCTCAAGGGCAACTTTAAGGAACTCCTCATACGTGCATATCCACTTGCACTGCTTTCCCACTGTTCCTCCTTTCCTCGTTATGCCTCAAATCCTCAGCCAAACTCTCAAGTGTTGCTATCTGTGTAGCCACACTTAACCCAGATGCCAGCAAAGACTCAAACAACCTCACATAAAGTCTCTCATTCATAGCCAGCCTCCCTAAGTACTTCCAAAGCTGCCCTATAATCAGTAATAGCCTCTTCAATCTGATCTGTTGTTGATTGGAGAGCAGTTACACGATTCTGTGCCCTGCATATCTCCTCCATTTCAATATCTATGGAGCCAGTAAGACCAATGAGTTTCTTTTCCAGGCTCTCAGTGGTCATGATCAGGAGTTCAACTGCCTTGTGTTTCATTGTTCATGGCCTCCAGCATTTCGATGGTATTTACATACCCACCAATCTCCTGCTCAAATCTTGTAATAGCAGTACAGTACCGCTCTATCTGAGCCTGAGAATGACTGATTCTCTCTTCCTCAACACGCATGAAGCCTTTATGCTCATCAATCTGATGCTTAAGCTTTGTAATCTGTAGCCTTAAGAGTTCAATAGCAGTCATAACTTCACCCCCTTAAAATGCCTCAGGTGGATAAGACAATAACCTAGCCTCTTCTCCACATGCTTCAACAACTTCTGACCAGTCATTGTACTTAGTCTCAACTGGCCCAGCAGGTACAGAGGCAAGACACTTAAAGAACAGTTCCTGCCTTAGCTTCTGATCAGGCTTTGGTGTAGCTGCAGGTTTGCCACAACCTGTAAGTACAACCAGTCCCAATAAACTCAATGCTATCAATGCTTTCACAGTTTCCCTCCCTTTTAGCTCTTATCCTTTGCTGTGTTTTCAAGTATTAAGCAGGTTCCAAAGTAGACGAAAAGGTACAACCACATTGGCCAGTGATAGAACTCTGATAATGGCAAACAGATAAGAAGCACCCCGAAAAATCTCCCCCAAGCGCGTCCTGTCACAGTTTCACCCCCGCCCTAGCCAACCATGCCTTATTAGCATTCAGGCTGTCAGGAGGAGCGACAGCTATCTCCCTTATCATGTTAATAACTCCCAGGCTATAGTCCCTTTCCTGTATAGCCTGCACAGTCACTTCAGAGATGGCCTTCAGCCTCTCTGTATTGGTCCAGTTCTTAGGCATTACCTAATCCTCCAATCCTGATATCCACCTACCCATTTAGCCATCAGCATACTGAATACAAACCATCCAAGCATAAACAGTACTATTGACATAAGCTCCTCCTATACCTGCCTATACTCAACAAACTTAAAGTAACTGGGGCCAATTCCAAAAGCACTGCCTTGTTTACAGTCTGCAAATGATCCATGTTCGTAGTAGAACAGATCACCCTTCTTAAGCCCATGCCTCTTACACCACTCAGGCACCCTTACCAATTTAAAGTATGGAAGGTAGAATGGTGTATTGTTGATTACTTCATTAAACTTGATCCTATTCATAATTCCTCCTATCCTATTGTTATTGTTATACTTATACTAATATATTATAGCTATATACATAATAGGATAAGGGTGGCATCCAGCTAGGTTGTGACTACCTCAACATGTTGCCATATCAAGGTGAAACCTCACCCATGCGTTGCTGGCCTTTGATTTCAGCTGCGACAGCTGTAGGGGCCACTCTTTTTACATCTACTGCTTAGTTACTACCTTCTTCCATTCAATACATCCTCACCAATCTTATCCCATCCGTAAGGAGCCAACAGCAACTCCAACTCTTGGCTATCCATCTCAGGCTCAGGCATTGCAACAGCCAGCTTCTCTGTTGCCTCCTTATATGCAGCCTCAAATCCTTTACATTCAGCACAATCACACATTTCATAACCTCTTCACAGATAAGGATTTACGGTTCGTCTACTTATTATCGTAGCGTGCCCTCATTATAGCCACTGCCTCCATGTGCTCCTTAGGTGGCAGGCTCTTGCATCTCCCGCATAGATGCTCCCTGCCATGGAGGTCTGCCAATGTATAAGCTTCAACCTCCCTTCTACATACCAGACAATTGAATACTATTGTGTTCTGCTTCATGTTATCCTCCATTGTTATAGTTAGTTATAAGAGCAGGACAGGCTATCCATATAGGATAACCTGCCCTTGATGTTGTAGCCTTTTAGCTACTACTCCATGGCTGTTCCTCCCCTATATTGGTTACATTGTATCAAGCAATTTCAGTATCCTAATCTTAGATGATTTACATCGTGTACAAACAAAAAAAGGGGGCCACAGCCTTTCAGCCATGACCCCTATTTGCTACTTTACTTCTTTGTTACTTTCATACTTGTAAGTAGCTTCCATCCTGTCTGCCAGATCCTTTACTGCTGCTATGAACTCAGGATATGTTAGCTTGGTGCTCGCTATAACTAACATGCCTCTGATTTTACCCTGTAAGGATACCTGCCTTTCATTCATCTCTGACATTCTGCATGTCTCCTTTTATGATGGTGCATACTACCTAATTCATGATTCAATTCCACTTCACCAAACATTCACCTTTTCCTATAATTGCCTCATCTAAAGAACTTACAGACACAAAAAAAGGGGAGGGCATTTTCATGCCCTCCCCAAGTGCTTATTTTGCTTATATTTAGCCTAAATCTCTGCCAAAATGCTATCCAGAAGGCCTTCATCCACGCCTGTCTGCTCATCCAACCTGTAATAGGTAGTCCAGCCTCTCCCATTACCTTGCCCATCCTTCGTACCACGGTTATTGACCATGGTAATCAACCCGTTAGCAGCTGCAATATCACCACAAGCAACCATAGCGCAATGACAACAGTCATTGCAGGGTGCTTCGGGAGTGCAAACCCCCTTAGGCTTCAGGTTACCCCATGTTTTGGGTATATCAGGATTGGCTGCAATTTCCTTCTGGATCATCTTGTAGACATACTGAGAGAATTGCCCTCTGTCACGCCTGAGACCTACATACTGCTCTGTCCTGCTTCTATCAACAGGCTTTACTCCCGGAGCAGATATGATCTTGAACCCTCTGGGCAACTTATTGACAAGGCCTACAAATGCCTTGATCATACGTTCCGTTGGTTCCAAAGTGACCGGGGGATAAACTGGTACAGTGCGTTTTGCTGCTATTGCTGCTGCTCTTGTCAATGCCATGGTAGTATCTCCATTCATGCCTAGGACGAAGCCTAGAATTACCATTACCATTACCCTAACCATTAGGGCATAGCAGTGGTCAGATAGTATAGTCGCAATTTGCGCGCCTTTGGGAGCCAGAGCACATAACCCCAATGCTGTCAATGTTTAGCAGGATGCTGAAACCCATTATGATAAAGCATTTCCGTCCCAACTGACAAGCCCTTGACGCTATTTGTCATACTTTTGACAGTGGGATAACGGCTTTAGACTTTAGAGTTTAGAGTGACTATGATAATGGCTTTCAGTATCAGCGTCAATAAACCGTACTATGAAGGTGAAATTCCATTTCAATTTTCCTGCGGGCCTCCCACCCCCCTGCGCTAGCGTGCGCTTGACTTCTCCCAGCTATAAAAATTTCAAAAAAAAATGGCCAAGGGGATAGTAGAAGTGAAGAAAAGGTGAATACTTGGATTCATCTGACTTTGGCAGGAAGAGGCCGCTGCGAAGCAGTCGGCGGTGAAGAAAAGGTGTAACTGGTTGTAGATAATGAAAAAGGTTGACTTTGCTGCTGGTGGAAGTGTAAACCATAAGAATAATCATCCTGGAGGAGCAATAATAATGGTAGCACGCCTAAAGAAGTCAGAAGCACCAACACCTATTACAGAGGATCTGCTAGGAGAGAAGGACCCGATGGATAATCCACTGGAAAGGGAGTTGGCATCAGTAGCCCGGATTGCACATAAGCAGCCTGGGCACCCTGAGATCAACATGCTCACAGCCAAGGAAGAGGCTGCCAGAAGGAAAAGGAGTTCCAGAGCCAAGAAATATGATGGAAGGGCCAGATCCAAGAATAACCAGACAAAACTCCCCAGAGTCAGAGAGGCGCTTGAGAGTTTCTACCAGGAAGTGCAGTTGCCTGATCTTAAACAGGCTTTAGAAATAAGCAACGATCCCAGATACAACATGCTCCTTGCTGCACTCAACAATCCCCGCTTTGCCAGCACCTCATTTGCTGAACTCTGCAGAAAATGCAAAATGAGCCTCCAGGATGTGGTAGAGGTGTGGAGGAATCATATTAAGACCAGAGGGATTGTGAAGATGATGAGTCACATGCCGGATATTATGGAGGATGTGGCTATAGACTCCAAATCCAGGGTAGTGAAATGTGATATGTGTCAAGGGAAGGGGCGGATTGCAGATAGAGTAGTGAATAAGATGAAGAATGCCACCTGCCCAGAGTGCCATGGGGATGGGGTTGTCAGGATAAATGGAGACAAGGATGCCCGGAACTTGGCATTTGAGACTGTAGGCCTCCGCAAGGCTGGAGGAGTCAGTCAGCAGGTGAATGTACAGGTAAATAGTGGTGGTGTACCCTCACTGGAAGATCAGATGGCCAGTGCAGACAAGATATTCGATATTGAGTATACATCAGAAGGAGCTTCAAATGGACCCAATGGTAGAGAGTCTAATGATAGAGAGAATGAAAAGAATGCAGAGCCAGCTGGATCAGATGGAGGAACTGCTGCACAGGTTGCTCAGCTCCCCCCAGCTTCCACTAGTGAGCCAGCAGCCAAGGATGACTATTCCTGGGCAGAACCCCCAGAAACCAGCGACCCTACCGACTATTCAAGCTAAGCCAGATGCTGAGGATGACAAGATAGAGTTCAGCTATACAGATCCTCAGGAGCAGCTTATTCAAGAGTTAAGAGAGAAAATGGGCCTGATGACTGATGCTGAACTTAAGGAAAGGAACTCCTAGAATGCCTACCAGAAAGTTACCGGAGCGTCAGTATGAATGGCATCATATAAAGACTGAACCTTGTACACATCCAGAACACTGTCCTCCAACTATGATGTACTGGGAGCCAGGAGAGTATGAGCACACCTGCCCGGCCTGTGGAAACATCATCAGGTTTACAGTCCCACCACGAGCTACCCTGAGCCTCTGCCATGTCTAAAATCCTAGACTTCTTAGTCCAATATCTCCCTCACTGGTTCATCCGCCACTATCCACTGAATAAGTGGTACCACGTAGAGTCAGACTGGGAAGATATGCTGAGGAATCATAAGGTAGGTAAGGATTGGATAGTGGAGTGTGATACCGGTCTTCTACACAGAGGCTCCAGAAAGGTTCAGTAATGTATCATGAAAAGGTAGTCCAATGGAGAATAGAGGCCTTGGAAAAGGCCCTCAACATCCGCATCAGACAACGCTCTGTAGCTGAAGTAGATGACTTCAGACTGAGGCTGGAGCAGCTCCTTGATGATAAGGGTAATCTGACCAGAAAGTTGATGCAGGAAGAGCTGGACTTCATACGTGATGAGAGATTCCTCTCCAAATGCAGCTTTAGATATTGGGCAGACCGCTACGCCACATTCCAGAAGGATGGTTCTGAAGGGGGAGGTGTGGGGCGGGTAAAGTTCTGGCACTCCCAGGAAGCAGCACTCCGCATCATCAGCCAAATAGACCTCAACAACTGGGAAGCAAAGATAAGGGGTGAAAGTGTAGATGGTATATGTGTAGTTATGCATAAAGCCAGACAGTTAGGAGCCACTGCACTCTCACGCACCTTAGGTGTACACAAGCATACTAATTACCAGCATATCCGTGGCATGGCAGCCTCCATTGACGATGACAAGATCATGGAACTCTACGATAGAGATAAGCTATGTATAGACAACCTTCCCTTCTACCTTAGACCCAATATAGGCTATGACGTCAAAGCTTCCCATCTATACTTCGATAAACTAGACTCTCGCATCCTATACCAGCAGTCCCGCCAGCAATCAGGCCTCGGTCAAGGCCGCCAGTTCGACTTTGCCCATCTTACAGAGTGTGCATTCTGGCCTTACCCAAACATGATAGAACTAGACTTCTTCCCTGCACTCCCTCTTGGCATCAACACTATGTGTATACTAGAAAGTACAGCCAACGGCATGGGTGGATGGTGGTATGACTTTACAGAAGATGTACGTAGAGGTCTACAGCGCAGATGGCACTACATCTTCGCCCCATGGTATATAGAACCCCGTAAGAATCGTGCACACCCTCCACTAGACTGGAACCCCTCCGACATGACTATGAAGCACGCCCGGAAGGTATACGAGACTTCCAGAGAGTATACAGGTAAGGATATACTCCTGGAAAGGGAACAACTATACTGGTATGAAACAGAAAGAGCAGCGGCTCTTCGTAGAGGTAAACTCAACCTATTCCTCACCAATTACTGTGCTACACCAGAAGAATCCTTTCAGCATACTGGAAATTCTCAGTTCAGCGTGGAAACTCTTGAAAGAATTAGACTTGGAACGATTCCACCTAATTATTATGAAGTAAATGTAAACTAGTTTTTGTGTGTTGAATATGTTAAGCTCCAATCTATAAAGGAGAAGTTATGAATCCTGAGAAGAGAGAAGCAAAATCACTGATACGATTCAAAGCAAAGTATAAAGTTACAAAATCTGGTTGTTGGGAATGGACAGCTTGTAAGATCCAAGGTTATGGATCATTCAGTTATAACTGTAAAAAAATTGGTGCGCACGTCTATGCATATACTCACTTTGTTGGCCCTATTCCAGAAGGACTAGAACTAGACCACTTATGTAGAAATCCTGGTTGTGTAAACCCAGCTCATTTAGAGCCGGTTACTCCCAAAGTAAATGTAATGAGGAGTGAAAACTGGGCAGCCTTGAATGCTAAGAAAACCTACTGTAAACGTGGTCATCCCTTAATCCCAGAGAATCTTCAGATAAAGAATGGTCACCGAATTTGCTTAGAATGCAGGAAGCTTTACAACAAGGATACCTACAAAAGACTATATAGTGCAGAAGCAAATGGTGGCAGGTGTTTGGTTACCATAAAGAGGGGACAATTAGATGGCACTACCTGAAACATACACAATTGGTTATAAAGGGAACTTACAGGCTACTTCACTGGCCCATGATGATCCTGATCCAAGAGGATTAGTGCTAATGTTAGAGCCACCTAATCCAAAGGAAACATATGTCCTTGGCATCGACCCCACAGTAGGCATCGTAGGTTGGCATCGCCAACTTCGCACCAGAGATGACCTCCGCACTGACAATGGAGCCATTGAAATCATCCGTGTAGGGCGCAACGATAAACCTGATGTACAGGTCTGTGAATACGCAGCCCCAATAGACCCTGAAGAACTAGCGGATATAGCTAATATCCTTGGCAGATTATATGCAGGCAACAGTGATGATGGCCAATGTCTCACAATTATCGAAGTCTACCCAGGTCCAGGCCTGATGACCCAGCGCAAGATGATTAATGCTCTAGGGTATACCAACATGTTTATATGGAAGTACCTGGACTCCATGGCCCTCCGACTCTCTACCTCCTTAGGGTGGCAATCATCCCCAAAATCAGTCCGAGACCTCTGGATTAGAGGCACCCGACATATCACCCTCGATAAGATTAGGATATTGTCACCTCACCTCGCAGAAGAACTAGCCCACTGTGAAGCGGATGAACTCCGCATGACAGCCAAGGCATCCTCAGGAAAGCATGATGATAGGGTTAGGGCCTTCCTCATGGCAATCTGGGCTGCTCATGACTGGTCTTACCAAATAGAAGAAGTCCGCCAGGAAGTAATAGAAGGAAAGCAACCTGACTGGCAACGCTCCGACATCAGTGCCGAAAAGATGTACGAACAATGGCAGGAAAGATTCTCACAACTCTTTGAGGATATATAGTATAAGGATGAAACTGCTTGACAACTTCAACAATCTGACGTAAACCAACACCTTGGAGGCAGCATGGCTTTACTTTCCATCAAACTCAACATCCCAGACGAAATCCTGCACAAATATGAAGCCTTGGAAGGCTCCTTAGAAAAGAACCTCTCCTCCAGGCTAGTGGCAGCAGCAGACTACACCTCTACCAAGCCTCTCTACATCAATGACAAACTCCGTCAACGCCTGGAACGGCTCTTTGGCCGAAACTTCAGCACCCCTGAAGATCTTGTCCATCAGATGGAAAAGTACATCACAGCACGCATCGGTGACGTAGATGTCCAGCTCTCCCCAACCCTCCTGACCCGCCTTAAGACCCGATGCTTTGGTAAACCCTTTGAACAGTTCCTTACTGACAGAGTAGTAGTTAGTTTGGAAGAATATGTAGGTATGAGGTAACCCTATGCCTAACTTCATAATGCGTTATCTCTGGGATTGGTCCTATAGATTATATAACTGGCTTGAAGACAGACGGCCAGCTGGAGGATTCTAAGATGCCCTGTCATGACGTTCAATGCTCCAAATGTGGCCTCATCATAGAAAACTACTACGCTTCGCCGTGGCCATCCTCCATAAGCCACGATGATGGGGGTGAGCTAGAAATCTTGTGGCGGGACTCCCACAGCCGTCCTGCCGCAGCTCACCCCTTAGATCGCACAGTAATCTGGAAGGACCCCATCACAGGAGAAATCTCCTATCCTCCCACCAACACTGCAGCCATGCCACTCAGGTATCGTCAAAGAGGCTTCCAGCGCATCGAATTCGAACATGCTCATGAAGTAGAACAGTTCGAACGTGAACAAGGCGTTATCAACGAGAAGTTGTGGTTCAATAGCGGCAACGGAGTCAACTAATGTCCAACCTTCCCCAGTCTCAGTACGAATCTGAAGTTCTTGGCTACATGAAGGAAGCCCTGGAAGAAGGAGAGGCATTCCTTCGTATGCAGAAGGGTTATAACCACATCACTGACACCATCAAAGCCATCAGTGGTGAAAATCAAACCCTTCAATCCTCCACCCTATCCCAAACTTCCGTAAATTACGTCGCCAAAGTAGCCACTGACCTCACAGCCATGTGCACTGACGTAAAACCCTTCTGGGAATACCGCTCCAAGAATGAAAAGTTCAAGCGTCACACAGAAATCCTTGGAGACCTCTCTGAGCACTGGTGGTTGACACGCCTTATTGACTTAAAATTCGCAGACGTAATCCGCTACTCCCTGATCGCTGGAACAGGCTACACCCATCACTTCTATAACACCAACACCAACGACCAGGACATCAGCGCCGAAGACCCTCGTGACATCATCCCCATCCGTCCACCCTCTGTCTCCTTCTCCCTCCAGGAGTGTGCCGGGGTCATCCAGCGTGTCCAACGCACCGTCAATTACGTCCGAGCCAAGTTCCCCCACAAAGCCTCCCAGATCTTCCCAGACCGGGATGGCTCCATCGTGGCCCAATCCCTCCAAAATAGTCGTGTAGGCCAGCTCTTCGACACCTATGGCTCTCCATTCAGAGAAAGGCTATTCAATGAAAAACCTGCAAAGGACCTTCCACGCATCCCCTCCGTGGACCTCTACACAGCCTACCTTACCGATGACTCCATCAACCGAGGCACCAACCCTGTCTTCATGGGAGATTGGAAGGATGGCAAACCCCTCAACAACTGGTCCTATAAAGTTGAACGAGGTGAACCCCTTTACCCTAGAAAACGGTGCATTGTATTCACTTCCAACGTCATCCTCTATGACGGTCCTTCCATATACTGGCACGGACTTTTCCCGTTTGCCAAACTTACGCTAGATCCCTGGCCTTGGTCCTGGCTAGGCAAAGGTGCCCTCTGGGATATCCTCCGACTCCAGCGTGCAATGGATGGAATCCTCCGTATCCTTGACGATCACCTTGAACAGGTAGCCAGACCTGCTATCCTGGCAGACAAAACCAACATCTCCCAGTCTGACCTTAACAAGATCGACACCAGAAAGGCTGGCCTTAAGGTTAGACAGAATATGGGGATGGGTAAAGGCTTGATCATTCAGCCAACCCCAACCCTTCCTAACGATGTAATGTCCATCCTTGAGTTCTACGAAAACAAAATCTATGAACTCCCTGGTGTCAGAGACATGTCCGCCCTTATGAAACTGAACCAAATGCCTGCCCCAGAGACCATCGAACGTATGCAGGAGTCCATGTCTCCCTCTGTCAGACTTCGCTCCCGCATTATCGAAGCCTTCATGCGTGAATTCGCCTCCATGGTAGCCTCTAACTTTGCTCAGTTTTACCCTCTCCCACTCCGTATCGCCATCCTCGGAGCAAAAGGAGCCACTCCAGACGACTTCGACCTCGACCCCGACACCTTCCTCCCAGCTTGGATGGATGATGACTACACCTCTGAAGGTATCGTCAAAATGGAGTCCCTAACTCGTGGCCCAATGCCTCAATACGACCGTTCCAAGCAGTTCTTCAACAATGT